AGTCGTCCCCCCCCCCCCAGACTCGGGAGTAATTGTAAGAAAATCTTTATTCATGATTTTTACTTTTGAATTAAAACGAAGTTATTTATGCTATTGACGTCAATTATAGCCGATTTAGGAGGTTATAAGTATGCCCCGAACAAATTGTCCGGAGCACACCTTTGATTGCCGTGTAGAGCCTTATAAGATGACCGCAAGGCTTGATACCACGTCATCGAAGTAATCCATTTGTGTGATACTTGCTTTATCACCGAAATACTTCTTGAGTTTCTGAGCCACATACGCACCAGCCGGAATCATCATGATGGGCGAAGTGATGCGTTCAGGGTAACGAACGACACACGTATATTCACGACCCTCCTCTTCGTTGACCGTATAGGAAACAAGGAAGTGAGGAGTAGCGAGGTCGGCTGGCTTCATACTCTGGTCAAGAATGTGAGCCGTCGCTAATTTCTCACCGTTCAAGAAAGACAGGTACTCCCAATAGAGAGGCTCAATCTCACAATTCCCTTTGATGAACTTCTGAGCCAACGCCATAAGATATTTCACGGCTTCTTTGTTGCTCAACCCTATCGGAATGATGAATTCGTTGATGTACAGGAACGGTTCTTCACGCTTGTCATTTCTGTCGAGCGGATATACTGCACAGGCTATACGAGCCAAACCAAGTTCCTTCGGGTCAGTATCGTCTTTCACGACACGATATCCCGGAATAGGACAGTCGATGAATTCACGGGTGTCCTCAGGATTGTCCGGACTGTCAAGTTCACCGACTGCGCTCAATACCTGTTCACCACGAACCAGAGCCGGAACCCAAGCGGTGCGGTCTTCGTTCTCATCGCTGATGCGAGCCCAAATCATTTTCTCCTCAGGAAGTTTTTCCTCGGAGTCAGGCTGAAACAGGTTTCCTTCCGGAGTCTTGACGTACTGTTCAATCTCCTTGTCGGTCATACCCTGTGGGTCAAGTTCATGAACCAGAGTGATTCCTAACAGTTCCCAGCCCATACCGTCCTTTTCCTTATTCATGGCTGCTTTGAAATCGCCAATCAGATTGTCGGTGAGAAGTGCTGGTGCGGGCAAAAGGTAGGATTTTTGAATGATGCGTCGGCTGAACGCTCCAACCTTTCCGAACTTGCCTTCGTAGATGTAAATCTTTTTCCCTTCAAGAGACTGAGGCTCATAAGCCTGTGCGCTCTTATTGGTAAGTTTCTTCGAACGGCAAGTCTCGCATTCAGCATCACAAGCAGTTGAGGTGAAGCAATAGTTTGGATACTTGCCGGAGGTTGATACTGCATGAAGCGGTGTGCCCTTTACTTTACCAACTTCAAGATACGATAGACAGAGGTCGTACATCGTGTCAGCATCGATTTCTTCGGTTATACTAACAGGCATTTTGAATTCTTGAATCTTTCCGTCAGAGTCGGAATAGATGAAATTATAAACTACTTTCATAAGTCTGAATTATTTAGGTGATTAAATTTGAATTGTGTAAACGGGTGTATCGAACATCGATATCTTTCCCGGAACCAACTTCTTCTGTTTTGCATCAGGAGCCTGAAACATTACAGGGGTTGCGTGGTGTTCCGGCACATGCTTGAAACGTTCGAAGTACAGTTCAATCGCATTCAGAACGGTGATGGCAGATACCTGTGCCATCTCGGCTTCTTCTTTTGTTCCGTATAAGGAGGAGTAAAGCCTTTCGCCTGTAACTAATAGAATGGAGAAGCGAAACTTCCCCTTGGGGTTCGTAAGAGCGTTCACTTCGCTCACCTCTTTAATGTTCTCAACTCGGTAGGCTTTCTGAACCTCTACGAGTGATTCCTTTGAAGGACTGTCCTGTGGGGGAGTAATCCATGATTTGATGAATATCAACATATCTTTCGATTTAAAATGAATGTACTGAATAAACGCTATTCGACTGGACTTCCATTGGAAATCTCATAAATCGCTCCGTCCACCTGTTTGTAACAGTCAAGATTCTCAGTTACCTGTACCAACGGACACGGCTTATCATTGAAACAAATGGATTTTGTTGACCAATCCGCAAGGTTTCGAATGAAAATATAGGCGACCATATCCTTTGAAACATACCACTGAATCTTACAGGTAAACTCTTCAAAGTGACGGAAGAAGTGATACCACGTAACGATGTTCCAGAACAGTTCCTCAAGCCCAGCGTCTTTAAAAGACACGTATTGAGCAGCAAAGAGGAGGTGGCTGTAATACCACCTCAGGAACCACCCCAATTTATTCCTCTTCTTTATCATGTTTCAATGCCTCCTTTAAGTTAGGTTTCAGCGTCGCACGGATATTCTCGATAGTGTCACACAGGTTCGAAGCAGGTTTCTTTGCGTCATCACGCTTTTCATTCCAGTCGGCTGTTATAACATCCATATAGATGAGATATGCCTCAGGGAATTCGTTCTTCAGACGTTCCGGAGTGAAACGGGTTGTTTCCATCATACACTTCAGACGCTTTTCCATGAAGTAACGGTCTCGCTCGAGAAGGAGATGTTCCTTGATTTGCTGAACGATAGGATGGTCCTCAGGAAGTTTCTTTGCGATATCTTCAACCTTTTCGTCAGCAATAGGAAGTTCCTGAGTGAACTTGAGGTGAATGTAAAAACCTCTACTTCCCCAATCTTCAGGAAAGAACGTCTTCGGGAGGTTGTAAGATGACAGTGATGGTTCATTACAACGAATGAAGAACTTCTTATGTGCCTTGAAACACTTCAGTACATCGTCCGGAGTTTTTCCGATAATGTACTTTTCAAACAGTTCATTCAACTTCGCCAGTGACGAGTCCATCTGTTCTTTGTAATTGAGGTTTGCCAGCCGTGTGGCAACCGTCATACGGGTGTCTTTATCAATAATTGCCATGTCTATTGCTTTTTAGGATTCATGTGAATAATCTTTTCTTTCGGTTGAGGAGCCTGTTCTGGCTCGTGAGGGACTTCCCACAGCATAGGCACGTATGTGAACTGCTCCTGTGGTTCAGGGTTCGCTTCCATAAGGAATACCACTTTGTCGGTTGCTTCGCTCTCTGTAAGGTTCTGTAAGGGATTATCGTCCTTATCCTTTACAACTTCACCATCCGACAGGCGAATGACCTTAAATAGAGGCTCAGGGAGTTCCATGTTGGTGAACTCTGTAACGTCAAGATAATCACACCCGAAGTTCTCAGCCGTCTTGAGGTCGCTGTCGCTGAACTGTCCTTCCAGACCAGAGGCATCCCCTATCATAAGGCAGTCTTCCTTGGCGATTGTGATACCTGTATTGTGAGTGAACTCAGCCAGCATGTCCTCAAGCATTCCCGGATTGGGTTTACGTTTCGGATGCTTCTTGTCATTGTAGGGGCAGAACTGTCCGGCAACAAGCGTATTCAAACCGATGTACGATTGAAGGCACGCAATGACGTAGATGAATTTCGGTTGGAACATAGCGGGATGAACGTGTCCCAGTTCAATTCCACCCTGATTAGATACGATGAGAACAGCCTGTGGATGAAGTTTCTTGAGTTGCGCAAAAACCTCCATTTTCAGTTCCATGTCCCAGACTCCTTCCGGAAAGGTTTTCCCGGAGACGGTATCAATAAGCGTACCGTCCATGTCGATGAAGATGACTTTCTTCTTTGTAATGTCCATAATCTTTTGTTTAAAATGTTTGATAATTATACGTGGAATCCGAGGAGTTCGATTAGAACTCCACGAATATTAATCTTTCTTTTCTTCCTGGCTCTGTCACCCACATATGGGTTGAACCGAAGCCGTAAACGAAACAGGAATTGAAGGAAACAGGGAAACGCTCCTGTATGAGTTTCATACACGCACGGAGTTCGTTTTCGTTTTCACAAGATGTGATAGCGTTTAGGATTTCAGCGAAGATTTCAACTGAACGGCTACTCGTGTTTAATAATACTGATTCGACTGTTGCTTTCATGACTTTATTGTTTTAATTGATTGACGCAACAAAGGTAGTGGATAAATTCGAATATCCAAAGAAAATCCCCGAATTTCTTCGGGGAAGTTCCACAATTTCAACATTCGCTTCCTCAGCCATCTTAAGAACTTCTGGAGGAAGTGCCCCAGTTCCGGCTCCGATGATACCTATCTTAGTCATGCTCTATACTTATTACAACTCCATTCAGCATATCACTCACCACAAGATGTCCATCTGGAATTTTGTCTGAGAGTTTATTACGTGACAGCGTCAAGCCTCTCTCAAATGCGAGCGAGCGGATACGTTCACACATCTTTCGGGGGATTGTATTATCCTGAGAATTGACTATCGTTATAAGAACCCAAAAGAAGTCCCCGTGGTCTGTCGCTGAAATTGAATATTCAGTCCCGTCATCAAGATAGGCTCTTGAATATTGGTACTCCTTTCCGCTGTATTCAGAAGTAGCAACACGAGTTTCAAGACCTTCCTTTTGAGCAAGTTCATTGATTGACACTTGTAAATCCTTTGAATGAATAGCGTTCAATCTGTTCTGATACTCGGTGATAGAACTCACTGACAGTTCTATGAGTGTGTCATGGCTGACACGTGTGCCGCACCCTGTAAGTAGGAGTGCAAACACGGCTGTAATAATCATCAATCTTTTCATATCTGATAAATTTCTTCGTTCAACATTTTTCTATCAAAGGGGTTGGCGTCAATCTTAACATTCTGCCTGTCAAACTGTCGTAGGAAAGCAGAAATCTCCCTAATGCTTCTTTGGTCGAGGTCAACGAATTTAATATAGTCCGTCTTTCCACCCTGTAAGGACACGACAGCCCATGAGCCTGAATGGTGATGAACATCGACCGAAACATCGATGTTCCCCAGAAGTTTTCTGATACGTTCAGCACGAACCTCAGCCAAAGAGGTCGCACATTTCTGGCGATGAATTAACCCTTCCAAGTCCCTCTCCAACGCTTTCATCCTTTGAAAATCTTCCTTGAATAAGTATAGGAACAGTTTCCTCAATAGTTTCTTCATGATTCTTTCTTGGTTTTATTGTTTACACCGTACCCAAACAGAGCATAATCACATTTACAGGGGTCTAACGGATAGACATTACGGCAATTCGTAGTAAGTTCAAGCACTGCATTCATGCTATCACCTTTGCCCGTTATGAGACCCAATTGACGACCAACGGTTGCGACGTGAGTGTCAAGCGGAATGAGTAGGGATGGCTGGGGAATGAAACTCCAGATACCTAAATCCACAGGACTGTTTCGACGGCACATCCATCGTAGGAACATATTCAACCGCTTACAGGCAGACTTCGAATCCTGGGGGATACCTTTCACTCCAGGGAACAGGCTTATCAGCGCATCGAGATAATCTGTGGCTCCCATCGTACGAGTATAGTTCTTTGACAGAGCCTCTTCCATATCTTCGTTGTTATCGTAAATCTCCTTGAGCGCACGACACAGGTCAGCGAAGTCCTTCTCCTTGAAGAAACGGTACAGAGGTTCCTCCGAGTCAATGTACTTTCGCCAACCCATGTTCTTGATATACATATAGGGAGTCAGACGCTCCATCTCCTTACATAGTTTCTCACAGGTAGAGAGGATGGCTTTCCGGTTCCCATACGCTAACCAAGCAGCGATGAAGCCTACTATCTCCTGAGAACACTTGTATCCGAACCGTCTGGGGAACTGTACAGGGTCGTCAGTGATGAATTCAGGCTTCTCGTACTGCTCAGCCAGTTTCATGACCTGATGTCTTAATTTGTCGCTGATTGCTATCATGCCTTGTTTGTTTCTTCGATTTTACACAGGAACGTGGCACTCTTAAAGGTATCACCGTCCATAAAGTATTCAGCCATTTCATCAAGAACATCCTTATAGGAAGTTATCTTGAAGTCCGCTGCCTTCTGAGGAGTCATCTTTTCGAAAACCTTTGCCCAATCACGACGGAGAACCCACGTGTCGCTTTTCTCATTCTGTACTATTACACGAGTTTCTGACTCAGGAATTCTTCTGAACCCTATCAGCCAACCCTCGCGGAACGTGTACTGTCGTTTGTCAGTTCCGAATACCACATTGGCGTGAGCACCATACTTCACCATCTTCTTGGTGTCAATAACACCGAACCAACGGTGAATGAAGTCTACGTGAACAAAGGTATCCATCGGACCACTCTTGTACTTGATTTCAGGAGATACATACTCCAACTGCTTTACATTTCTATCCATAACTATCTATATTTAATTGGTTTCATACTCAGCCAAAGCCTTGAGGCACTCTTCATGAGCCTCACGACAGGAAGCGTCCATGATATATTCCATATTATCATACTCCGGACATTCTCGAGTCGCTGTACCTGTTACATCAACGTAAAGTGTCCCGTCTTCATCGCATTCGACAATGAACCATCCGTCATTATACATAACATAACCATCCTCGTAGATAGTTTGAATGAGTGTACGTCCGTCTTTCATTGTAGAGGAAGCCAATTCATAGGGTTCTGTGATTGTACCCTGTTCGGCTTGATTGATACGAGCCATAGCCACGAGGCAAACCTTTGCTAATTGTCGACGGTCTTTGATGTTATCAACATAGCGGTGAGTCCCTACTGGCTTGCTGAAGTCTAAATTTTTGTAGTATCTTGAACCTTTCATGACGTAACTTGTTTGATTTGACTGAGCAAATATACGTCCTTTTATCGAATATCCAATGAGTTTATCCGGAAAATCTTCATTATTTCTTCCGATTTTTCCTCAATTCGGCTCTGCGTTCTCTTCTATGAGCCTTTCCATCCTGAATTTTTAGGGAAGATGAACCTGTTATTCTGTATATCTCGGATTGAGTCTTACTGATTACGTGTTCACAGAACCCTGACAGGGTGACTGTGCTATCTTTGTCCATTCTTGCGTTCATATTAGACGATTTAAGCGATTATAACTATACGGGGAATAAAATGTACCAGCCAACAGGGGTAAATCTCGTAGAGCGACCACCAGTGGCTCCTATAAATCAGAAAGAGGCAACCTGTTGCAGTCACCCCTTTCCCTTTCGTAGCCAATTATAACTAAAAGAACACCTTCACAGGCTTATTTCTTTTTACCTTTCTTTGGTTCAACAACCACTTTCACGGTTTTGGAAGCCTTGAAAGCAAGTGTGTGAGACTCGGGAACGTTCATAGGTTTCTGAGTCAACGGGTTCGTGCCTGTTTTAGCAGGGTTGACTTTCTGTTTGAATTTACCGAATGGCAGGCTGATTTCACCACCGTTTTCAACACATTCGGTAACGATAACAGGGGCCATCGCATCCACCACTTTTTCGCAATCTCTTTGGCTCAAACCACACTCTTCGGCTAAAGCCTTAATAAATTCTGATTTTCTCATTTTCGTTTTAATTTAATTAATAAAAATAGAACTTTGGTTATTATATACGTGACATCAGGTTATCATCCGGTTGTCACATATCACATTTGCAACTTATTACAGAATACTCCTAATTAAATCCTTAGTCCTATCCTTTCCAAGAACTCCTCGGACTTTGCCACCTTTCTTTTCATAAAAGAAAACATACCAAAGTTGAAGATTAGGCAACCACCATCTCTTAACTTCATTATAACCCTTAAAGTATCTTTCAATACAATTCATATCCAAATTGGGAATCCATATTTGATACCAAACCCTCTTTCCCTCTTGGCATTTAAGAATTCTTTTATGAGATTTATTACTTATCACTTCAACCTTTATCATTCTGTCATATTTATAGGTAGTATCATAAATAATGCAAGTAATATTCCGATTATCATCCCAATCAAAATTAGACAGCCCAGATAGGCACATCCTTTCTGCATTTCCCGTACATTTTCCTCGTTCTTTGCCTGTTGGCAACGTGCGCACACCTCTTCGTTAGTGCAACCACACGCACGACATTCACCATCATCTATCATTGACATAGCTATCTACAATCATCACTGTAAAACTCTGCAAAATCTTGCTTTAACTCATCACACTTTTCAGCGGCATAACGTTTCATCGCTGCAATAATAGCATTAAACACGTCAGTGTCAAATGCTCTTTTATGTTCGGGGAGTTGTGCTATCTCTTCCCACAAAAATTTTTCGGCTTCTTCCATAATCTATTTTATTTTAAAGTGTTCCAAGCTAGCTCGGTTCTCCTTGTCAAGTTTGTCAGCGGCTTCATTTTCGCCCCGTGCCAATAACTCGGCTACGGGAATAGCCATTTCAAAAGCAAGAGCGTCCACGTTCTGTTCGCACTCTTCGTACAGTTTCTTAATTTCTTCTAAATTCATAATCCTTTGGTTTTAATTATGGTTTTTATACGTTGTGAGTAATTTTTCTTCTCTGCATAAACTCTGTCCAAATAGGCGAAATATTCGTCCTTTGTGAGCCGTCGGGCAAATGTACTCTGCCATATAGCATAGTCGGCTATACACTCCCGCCACGAGTTGAAACGGGCATGACCTAACATGGTTCCGACAGCCAGAGTGGGACGGCTTCCGGGAACTTTCATTCCCAGACAGTTATGTCCCTCTACAAACAGTTTAGAAGTGAAGCCTCCGGACTCCTCAATACATTGCGCCATGACGATGTCCGGATGGTCAATCCTCAACTTGAAGATATAATCATACACCTCGTCAAAGAGCGTTTCAGGTACAGGCTCCGCAGCCTGTTCTTCAGCGTACTCACAGCCAAACGCTGGCTGAGATGGTACGGGTTCTGTCGTATCACACGACCGTATCACAAGAATGATTAGAATTGACAGCAAAAGAACCGCAAGCCCACGCCACATTCTTTTGAGATACTTCTGTTTAGGCAGATTTCCGCCTGGATAGATTGTTTCTGTTTCCAGCATAACTTCTCATTTTGGTTTATAATAATAGAAAAATTCCTATCATGAGAAGAGCCAGGATACAGCCTAACAGCATTCCACCCACGCACATCAGAAAAGCAATGAAGATTGCGTTCTTCACTCTTCCCCTGTAATACGAGCGACACGCTTGACAGGCTGCTGGATTCGTACAGTAACATTTCCGACATCTTCTCATGATGGTATTCTTTTTATAGTGTGACCATATTCACCCCAGATTGTCTCAAGGACTTTCAGAGCGAACTGTTCTTGTAATTTCTTCTCTTTCTCGATATCCGTTGACAGCCTGTACTGCTCACGATGTTGTTCATTCCATCCAAGCGTGTCAGCAAAGACCTCGAACGCTGGTTCGGTGAAATAGGAACAGACACTCACATGGCGACCAAACCTTGTATCGTCAGCCACTATAATCTCCCAACAGTATTTGTCAGACACACGTTGATACTCAGCAGCGTCGCCAAGTGAGCCTTCCCCAAGTTTCGGGAGGACGTGTATCTGACGAGTATGTCCGGGAGTGAATACTTCCTGAAGTTTTAACAGGTAGTTTCCCGATGACTTAACAGGCGAGTCAAATTGCTCAATCGCCTTTTGAATGTTTCTCCATGTTCCGTAGGACAGACCGTTCATATTCACCATCATAATCTATTTTCCTTTCTATTAATCGAGTTCGTTTACAACTAAATCCTCAGGGTCGAATAAGGACGGATATTCATCCATACCCTGCTTAACATCAAACGTGAAGTCCAACTCATACGTCTCATCGATGACGCAGAACTGCTGAGCGATTTCGCTCCACCTGATGACATTCTTCGGCAACCACGCTACTCCCAACTCTTTATTCATCACTCGCCAAGCCTTATCCGTACAGTGAGTGACGGCAGCAGTACGCATACGTCCTTCGTGTAGGAAGCGCACAAGACCGCTTCGGAACGTGTACCTGCGCATATAAGGTCTTTCGGGTGGTAGTTGTGGGGTGATAGGAGCCTCTTTTGGCGTCTCTACGACCGTTTCAGTGGGAAGGTCTGATAAGTGTCCGCGAAGGGATACATTCCCTCCCTCAAGAAACTCTATTGAGTCGTAGATTACTTGTTTGACAGTGCCGTCACTGAACGTAACGGTCACTGGCTTATTATTCTGATTGATTTCCATATCGGGATTATTTTGAAATGTACATACTATTCAGTGGAGACTCTATCATACGATACAGTACGAGCGTCCCTGTCTCAACGCATTTTATCAAGATGTCCCGTACAAAACGAGGCTGTCCGTCGACAGGGTTCAATTCATCTTTCTGAATTTCATAGTGCCACTCACTTCCTACGAACCATTCACCTCTTTCAGTGAGGCGGTTGATAGTATCCATTTGCCACAGTGCCTTTTCCTTAGAGGTGATTGAGAACGCTATATCAGCAATTCCCCACTGACCGTTTATGCACTGACTTGTAATGATGTTGAAAACTCGTTTATGTCCCATAACCAAATGATTTAAATTGTTTGACGGAACAAATATAGTGGCATTATTTGACATTCCAAAGAGTTTCCCGATAAATTCGTCAAAATTTTTCCAAACAGGCTACTGGGGTCGGCTTATACGGGTGATTTTATGCTTACGACGCTCGTATCGTTCATTCTCGACAAACGGCTTTCCTTCGAGTTGAGCCTCAACCTTTTCTTTCCAATAATCTCTTTCAGCCGTGATACGGTTGACCAACCGTATCATCAGCATGGCTTTATTCACTCTCATAGGACTTCAATGATTTGTTCGATGTGAAACTTTCTGACCTTCCCCTCTTCCAAGTCCTTCCCGGACAGGTGCTGCCCTCGTCTTTCGTCTATCTTTATTACACGATAGGCTCTTTTAGGAAGTACCATCCGTCCGGGAATATGTTTGTCAGGCATACCAAACTCTTCGAAACGTACCCGAACAGTATCCCCGACCTTTACCCTGTCGCGCATTCCTTCGAAACTCTTGAAGTCGAACACAGGGGTTCCGGCTCCTGAGTGGTTTAGGAACTTCGTCAACTCGTCACGGAGGTTTCTCACCTCTCCCATGGACATCACCTGAAAGAACGATGCCGTCGTTCCGTCGGTGATTCCTACTTTCACGGTTCGCCCATACTTGTCAGGCTCTTCCGTCTGAATGATTGGTTTCAATGTCTTCATCTTTATCTTCATTTATAAACTGTTTCATAAACGGACAATCATCTCCACAGGGGTAAACCGTACCATCACCTCCTGGGTCTTGCCATGTAGGTAAGGCACGCAAGTCGGCTGTGCAACACGTTATACCATCTCCCAGGAGAGTAGTATTGAAATGCTCACAGGTTCTTCTGTGCGCTTCTATTTGTTCTTTTGTTTTCATGGCTCCTAAATTTTCTTCTTGAGTTTCAGCCGTGTAATAGCGTCCTTGCGGGAGTAAGCCATAATCGTATGACCTTTCACAGTGAACTCCCTCAATTCACGAACAACGGGTTTCGGCTTCCGTTGGTTGTTATTACGTCGAACCCCTGTATTGCGTCGAGGAGTTCTGAATGGGTCACTCGATTGTGCTGCCGCCATCATCAGAGCGGTCATCAGCAACATTCCTTTCATTCTTGTCATAATCGTCTTTGATTTTTATATAGTTTCTACATCTATAATATCGTATCTTGTCTCGACAGTAACCGTCATAAGCACAGGTTTCACAGAGCGCAACCTTTCCTTCACGATTCTTACCATATAGGGAAGTGTCCTCTTCGTTCATGACTTCGCTTGTCTGAGATAAATACCTTCTCCCTGTGGGAGTTTCCCATGCTCTCTGATATAGTTGTCTCGATGCTTTATGCAAAGGTCGCTGCGACAAGCGCAGACCGACCCCTCGAAGCAACACGAGTAACAGGTTGGGTTCTTCTGACCCAAGCGTATTTCATACCCATCTTCTTTGATAATTAGTTTGCCCATGATATATTGGATTAATTATTCACGATGTCTATATTCGAAATAACGTAGTGCTCCCAGTATCAGAAGCACTACGAATGTCAGGATTTCCTTCATGACTGAGCCTTATTTAGTTCCCAGAGCCTTGTTAGCACGCTCGATTTTACGCTTGAGGGAAGCGATACGGTGGCGGATAGCCTTGGCGTCTTCCTTTGACAGTTTAGCGAACTCCTCAGCATTAGCAACCAAAGCCTCTTTCTCAGCAAGTTCAGCGGAGTAGGTAGAGAGGCGAGCCTCAGCGTCACCAACACGGGGAGTGGTCTTCTTTTCGCCCTCTACAGAGGCTTTCTTTTCCTTCTTGGGAGCCTTGTCAGCCTTTGCCTTCTTATTGGCTTTAGAGGCTTCTTTGACTTCCTCTTCGCTCTTTAACGGCTGGGCTGGCTTGATGAGTTCCTTGGTATTCTTTTCGATTTCAGCCTGACGACGACGTTCTTCACGTTCTTTCTTTTCTTCTTCACGGTGACGAGCCTCAATAGCAGCGTCGCGGAGGTCAGTATAGATGATGTAGAAGCGATGATAAGCGTCGAATAGTTCTTTCTTGCTGTTGGCTTCGGTGTACTCCTGAGGTGAGAACAGGCTGTTAAGACCTTTGATAGCAGCACAGATGTCATTGATAGCAGCGACCATGTTAGGTTTGCTGATGTACTTCATTGCCTTCTTTTCGTTAAGCATATCTTCGTTAATTACGAAAGAAGTTACATTCTCGGAAGCGATGTTGTTTACAGTTGTCTTCATAATTCTAATTTTTAATTTGTTTGACATTGTTGATTTAATTTGACATTACAAAGATAGTGCTTTCTATTGAATCAGCAAAGAAATTATCCGGAAATCTTCAAAGAATTTTCAAGATTTTTCTGAAATCGTCTCTACACTCCATTTGAACCGCTCCGGATAAAACTGGGCATTGTAACGAACTTCCTGGAACGGGTGCTTGTCAGCCAGAATCTTCAGGGTCTCTTCGAGGAACTTCTTAGGAATACCTATATGAGTATCATCGATAGGAGTAACCACACGTTTCGGGAGCCACCTGTTAAAGAAGAACTCCTTTCCCTCACCGCATATAGGGTGTCCGGGATGTTCGACTATCCAAAACGTCACGCAGTATTGCACAGCCTTGTCGGTCTCACCGACCTTTCTTACAGTCAGAGTTCTCATGGCTATCCCCATATCACATAGTTTAAAAACCTTACCACACCGTCCCACCACTCGAAGAACAGTTTCATTCCCCACAGGAATAGGAACACGAACACGGCTATCCAGAACCGCTGCCACCACACCCTGTATTTCTTTACTAACTTCTTTCTTCCGAAGCGTCCCCAGAAGAACTCAAATATTGTCCAAATTATTCTTTCCATGATGCCTTATAGTGTTATATTATTTTCAACGGCTGCAACAGCCAATATCCATGATTGCTTGTCACTGATGAACGCAACTTTCTTTCCGTAGGGGTTCATCGTCTTGTCGACTGTTTCGGCTATCTTAGCAGCGAAGCCGTCTGTCGCCTGTACTTTACTGATGAACTGCCCGAGAGCATTGAAAGCGATGTCAAAATAGGAGTTGTTATTCCAGCGGTCAGTTCCCGCCATATCCTTGATTTCATTCGCTAACTTCTGAACCTGTTTATACTGTTCTGAACCTTTCTGTAACATAGTTTGTTTCCTCCTTTGATTTAATTGACTGAGCAAATGTACTGCGTTCTATCGACATATCAAAGAAATCCCGGAAGAATTTCCGGGATATCCTCAAGATTTATTTCTTTACCTGTTTAAGATTGGCTATATAGCGAGCGTGAAGGCATTGTATATTATAGCCACCAGCCAAGATACAACTTGTTTTAAAGATGTACCGAGCGTCTTCAGTACGTATCACCCACTCGCCTACATAGTTTCCCTGCTGACCTCTAAAAGAGATGAGGTCGAACGATTGTATCTTATCTTTGATAGGAGTGAGTTTCTTCTCTACCTGTAATTTTAGTTTCGCAGTAGCCTGTTCGATTGTGAGCCGTACCTCTTGGTCACGCTTTGCGTAGAACTTCTCACGAGACTCGCAGTAGAAGTGAATGCTTAGAACTCCTGAAGCCTGTATTTCCTTGTTACGAATGTATTCTGGCTGACGGTCATAGCGTACTCCAGGAGTGTGAACCATTTCGTCCTCATGAGTGTAGCCACAGAGCGTGTAATAGGTACGACGGACAGCGGTTTGGTAGATGTGATTGAGTGAGCGAGGGAAAGACTCTTCATTCTTTTCGAGTTGTTTCGTAGCCTCAGCCACAGCGTCCTCGCGAGATTGATGTTGGCTTACATATTCGCCTGACAGGATTTTCTCGTACAGGTTTTTATAAGAAGCATAATCACGAATGACTCTTGAGATATTGTCAGCGTACCATTTAGAAGACTGACAGGTTCTTTTCGCTTCCTCGTTACGTTCCCAACCCTGTTCCCAGAACTTTTCGATAGAGGCTTGGAGTTCGTCAAGTGTCACTTGAGCCGTGGCGAGAACCTCTTGTTGGATTTGACTGATTGTTTTCATACTGTTCATTTCTTTATTGATTGACAGTACAAATATAGTCATTCCGAATGACTCAGCAATGAACCATCCGGAATTTTCTTGAGGAATTCTTCGATTATTCTTCTTAGAAGTTGTATGAGATGTCCATCAGCACACGACCTGTTTCCTTTCCATCTCTTACTTCGAGGCTGAACGGGTTGACTGAACAGCGGAGTTCGTTTACAGGGTTCTGAAGAGCAGCCATAACCGCTTCACAAATCTTTTCGGCTTTGCTATCGAGACGGCTTTCGTTCTTACCAGCACCACGTGAAGTATAGCCACGGAACTGAATGAACTTGAACTTTCCGTCAGACACGAGATGAAGACTCAGACGACCACGATTAGAGGCTTTCTCTTTGTCAGGACGGTTCATAGTGAATGAGTCGATTGTCAGGTGTAACTTCGCTAATACAGGTTCCAAGTCATTGATGATTTGTTGAGCGACTACTCCATTAGAAGCAAACTCCTGTAACATACGATTGAGGTTCGACATCTCTTTTTCTATCTCTGAACTGTACTGATTGAAGTTTTCGTTAAAATCTTGTGACGTTTTCATATCCTTATTTGTTTTAATATTTGACATTTGATTTACTTTGATGACACAAAGGTAGTGGATTCTGATGAATCCGCAAAGAGTTTCTCCAACTTTCTTCAGATTTTTCCTCAGATTTAACTTTTCGAAACAGTCATTTCGCCCATAACTCGCTGTGGGGTGACCATGTTAGGGGGATGACAACTCCCCATGACGGACGCTGTTACTTCTGTACCGAATTTCCCGGAGTAGATGCAACCAATTATCCGTGTCTTGGTGGAGAGGTTTTTAGGGTGATTTAAAGGCTGTTTTCGACGCCAGTGTGTCATTCTCGTGATAACGGATAGTGAGGCATACGATATCGTCGCAAATGACAGCCCACGGAGTCCTGGGTGTGGAGTAGGAACAGTCATCGGACACGGTTCTTCGGGGTTGAGTCGTGCAGGATTCTGGCGCAGGAGAGTGTTGCAGTCCGGATTCGAAATACCCTGAACCTCCATTGACCAACCCAGCCTCAACCCAAACCACCCCATACCCCTCACCTCAATACCCACCATACCCCTATACCATATAGACCTATATAGGGAGGCTCTATACCCATCAGTGATTATCACCCTCTATTCTTTTATTTGGTAGGTATAAGACATCACCAACCTCATCACCTCTCTTACTATACTCTATTAGGAACTAACCATTGTGAGGCTCAGCATTATACCATGTTGATGGTGGACGTCCCTGTACGAGACGTCCAGAGGGATGTAACAAGCCATCACACGTGACTCATCACATCCCTCTGACATTTGTGCAGAACCCGAAATCGATTATCGACAACGCTTCATTGAATCTATCGAGGCGACTGCCTCTTCCTCTGTATCACATCACACTCCTGCCTCAACTGCTCCAACGTCCCTGTATTATATCGAATAGTTTCAATCAACCTCTGCACATCTTCATACCGTTCATCAGCCAACGCCTCACGACGAGCCGTTTCGAGCACTCCAAGATACGAGCATAACACAGGTATCTCAGCCTCTAATATCTTCTGATACAATATGGATTGATTTCCGTACACGTAATCAATTTTCTTACTGAGCAACGTGTATCCCCATACCGACAGCACAATGACAGCCGTCAGCAGTACGCACAATATAATGAGAAGCACTATCATCACTCACCTCCTAATACAAACCAATCCTTTGCAAACATATCAACCCAGTCCGGAACGTAGTTCGTTGCACCGTTACCATCCCCAGCCTGTTCTACCAACAAACATTGTGAACGGTAACTGATACTTCCCACGCCAAACGCATTCAGCAAGTTCTTTGCATGCTGGGGAAGCGACTGCATCTTAGGAACAACCTCAGCCGAAATGTCACTGTCGATTTGCTTTACCACGAAACAGGTAGTTATCCACCCCTTACGAGCAACACACTTACCAGCCTCCAGAGCCTGTAATGCCTCACCGAAGGACATATTCTGACCCGTGTAATTAGGATTCACCACATCTTCTGACGTGATGCCTAACAGTTTCATTCGATGTTTCAGCGAATGACGATATTCCTTCATCGCTTCCCTCTGAGCCAACATCGATGTTTGAACCTCTGTCTCGAGGCTTTCGAATTTAGGATTTTTGAGGATGAACTCCTCTAACTTTTCTGTGCGCTCATCGAGTTCTACATACTCCTGAATGAGTCTTACTTTTAATGCTTCCATAATCTACTTTATATAATCTTGATTGTTATCTAACCATTGCTGAATGGTGTCCACCAATTCCTTTGTCTCCTTTCCATTGAGCCACACCCGTGTGACCATGATGCTATGCTCATAGATGTTATACGACAGCCGTATAGAACCGTTCTCAATTGAATGTCCGTTCACATTGAAACGGATATCAACCTCGCTCAATTCTTCAAGACATTCGTGGAAGTCCATAGCCTGTGACGGTGTGAGTTCAATAACCTCATCAGGCTCGTACAGGCTCCAGCCCACAACCAATGAACATTCAACATTCTTCGCCTCAAGTTCTTCTTTGAGTTGAGCAGGGTTCAGTCTTCCCTCGAACCCCAATAGGGTTTTCGTCAGCACTATGCCTCTGAAATTCTTGTACATTACATGAATATTCCTTCTCATATTTCCTTTCCGAATTGTTTAAGTTCTTCTATTATTCTATCCCGATGTTCTTGTTTGATGTCACGAGTTCTTCCTATCCGTTCCGATGACAGTATTTCCAACCTGCCATCCTCGTGAACCTTTGCTGTGGTCTTTACTGCGATATCGTTACCGTAACCAAAGTCCACACCAATGATGATGTCATTGTTCTGAGCGAAGTGTATCATGGTATTATCCCCAAGTTAGGTTCATTCTCGTGTTCCTTGATATACGCTTGACATTCCTCGAGCGTTCCGTAGAAGCGATAATATTCGTCAGGCGAACAGCCTATCGAAGTATCTATTACTGCATGAGTCTTTTCCTTTTCCATGACCTTTACTTTGTTTGGGTTGAACCACTTATCCACCAGTCTGGGATATAATCATAACTATTCATAATCTTCTTTCGTTTTTAATTTAGGGAATGAGACGTCTAACAGTCGTTCTAAGAAACTTTCCTATCCTGTGTTGACATCTCATTCGGTTTACTAATTACTTTCGCTTACAGGAAGCAAGAACACCTTATCGAAGTTCTTTATTACTGACATTGACGTAACGTCGCTATCAACCAATATTTTCCCACCCTTGATTTCTCTTACTGTATAAAGAGTCCCGTACACGTTCTTCACTGTCTTGAACCTGTCGCCAACCCTCAACTCTTCCAACTTGGCTTCTTTATACTCTGAGCCATCGCCAAGACACAGAACTTCCTGGTCTTTGCTGTTTACCCGTACACAGTGAGGACAGGCATGACAGGCTGAACTCCCTATCTTGCAGCCTCCGTGAATGTTGCAGTCAGGCTGTAACTGGTTCCCTTCGAACCAAAACTTCATCTTTAACATATTACTAACATCTTGCAAAGTTACTCAATTTCTTACCACATCTACGACACTTCTGATAATGACCTGTTACATAGTGTCCTCCCTTGCGAGGCTTCCCTCCTTTACGGCTCAGAATGTTCTGTTTACCACGCCAGCGTTCTTCTATAACTGTTACAGGCTGATGACCGAACCAATCACACAGGGTCTGCCGCCATTTCCTGATTAGGGATTTTTGAATCTTCTTCCACTTCTTCATACGTTGCGTTGAATCGTTTTTCAGACATGATAAATAACTCTCCCGTTTCGTCCGTGAACACCATATCCCCACGGGATACACACTTTGTTCCACCGTCGCCTATGGCTTCGATATAACACTCTTCACGGCTCGTGAACTGTTGGTCAATATGGTAGTCGTTGGCTTTCAACTTATCTACCACCTCGCTGAATGTATCATCGCCCAACTGAACGATGTCAAACATTCCTGAAACTTTCGCTTTAAACTTCTTTTTCATTCTTCTCTGGTTTTTGATGTTTAAAATACTTTTCGCCAAATACCTTGTTTATCCCGCCACCAACCATGAAGCCACCTGCACACAATAGGAACACTCCCAATTCGTTTAAATTTGTCTTGATGTACCCGTTGGTCACGACGTCCCAAATAAGACAGAAGCACACCACTAAACCAATGATGGCTCCTATAATTACGGACAGCAGCAAGGCAAACGATTTACTGCTGTCCAATGTCCCTGACTTAACAAGAGACCTGAAATAACTTGTCATTCTCATACCTGTATAGCGTTATGACGAACTCCTCTTTTATTTGTGAAGGACATCATCGTATGCCTGCAACTCTATAAGTTCAATGAGGTCTCGCTTCGCTCTATGCATAGCGTTCTTGACCTGTTGAAGAGTGAACCCCAGTTCATCAGCCATTTCTTCGTAGGTGAAGTCATCAAAGAACTGCATCTGAATAACCCGTCTTGATGTCGACGGCATCTTCTGCATGACGCTCTTTACATATTCTATTCGCTGATTGAACGACAAGGATTCTTCAGGTGTACGGCTGTCGTCTATTACTTGTAACGTAGGTCGGTCATCTTCGGTATCGTCGAACCCCTCATCAATACTGACGATATTCACTCGGTTCTTCTTACGACAATAGTCTATCGCACAGTTCCTGCCGATACGAACTAACCACGCACTCAATTGATAGTCTGGTTGAAAGCGTTCCAACCTCTCGAAAGCCTTTTCGAAAGTTTCCATTACGATGTCGGCTGTTAAATCTTTGTCATTGATAATCTCACCAATCTGAATAGTAAGGATAACATTGTACTTCTTGAATATCGTTGTAAAGGCATCCTGGTCGCCACATAAGGCTCTTTGAACCAGACCGAAGTCCTTCTCGCGATGTGATGTTTTCTTTCTCATGATTACACTTGTTTGATTTACGGAAGCAAATATATGTATAAAGATTGACATATCAAAAGAAATCCCCGATTATTTTCGGGGAAATCATTAATCGTCGTCTTTGTCGTCGTTTGCCTCTCCTATTTGTTTGTAGAAGGATTTGTTCTTACAGGCTGCTGCCATCATGTTTATTGCTAATATATCTTCCATTGTGAGGTCACTGTCTTTCTTCTTTGACCGCTGGGCTTCATACTCATCACAGGTCTCCGAAGGATACATCTTGAATTTATCGTAGTAGGCTATCTGGAACAGTTCTCTCATGCGTTTACGTTCAGCCAGATAGTTCTTTCTGTGCCATTCCCACATCTGACTAAACTCAATATATTCAGCACGGGTGAACTTACATTTCACTATCTTCTTACGACCTCTCTCCCACAGTTCAACTTCCTTAAGATAGCGTTCAGTCGTTCCATATATACTGACGTACAACTGTAAGAACAGTTTCTGGACTGATGTTCTCATCTCGAACTCATACCACTGTTTCTCTTCTTCATCAAGTTTTGACTCATCGATACCGTATTTCTCGCACAAGGCAGACAATAGGATTTTTGCGTTCGTGGCTTCACCACCTACTCCTCTTTCGGCAAGAGCCTGTAATTTACGTATCTTAAGCAAGATACCAGTCGGGACGGATTGTTCTTTGAATTCCATATTACATTGTTTTATTGTTTGACGCTACAAAGTTAGTCATTCTTTTGATATATCCAATGATTCATCCGAAAAATTCTTAGATTTTCCTGAAGATTTTATTCTTTGTACCTTTGTACTCGTTATATAACTGTTTATAAACTCTTTAATATTAAAGGAAAATGATTAAGACTGGTTTAACCGCAGAAGAGCTCGAACGCAGTGCTCTCTTGCTTAATGGTTTGCTTGCCGACCACTTCACGCTGTTGCTGAAGACATGGCAGTTTCACTGGAACGTCGTAGGAGACTCATTTGGTTCCTATCATGAAGGAATGCTGAAACTTTATGAAGCTGAAATTGAACGTGTTGATGATGTTGCTGAACGTATCCGTGCGCTCGGTAAACGTCCGCTGGGTTCTATGGAAGATATGTTACAGAACAACCACATTCAGGAGTTTAAGATGGATGAAAGAGTTCCTCAGGCGATTGATATGTGGAAAATCATTCGTGACGATTGGGATAGGATGATACGTTCTATTCGTGACATTCACAAGCAAATCCCTCAAAACGACCTCGCCACTCTCAACTTCCTTGAGGACATGATTGAAAGCATGGAAAAGGAAGCGTGGATGAATCGTTCCTACAATGTTACTCCCGAGGGAGAGTAACCGCTTACAGCCTACAAAACAGGGGAGCCTCAACAGCTCCCCTTTCTTTTACTTAATTTAAGTCCACAGTTTGGTCACCGGACCAAAGAGTAAATTCTTGAACAGTTGAATCGTCCCAATTATTTATGATTGCTTCGAAGCCTTATGTATTTCCACCACGCATAGTGTTTACGGGTCTTAAGATAGTCAGGGTTCTCATCATTATTGTGAGCCTCTTCCTCAAGACTGATATCGTGATATGCACAGTTCTGTTTCTTGTGAAACAGCCTGATGAGTAGGTACTCAACCCCATACCACAGGTAGAAGAACAGCCAGAGCATCTCCTTCATTTGAGCCGTGTGTATCGACTCGTGCGTGATTGTTGACTCCGGTAACTGTTTACGCTTGGTAAACAGTATTCCGAAGAAGTTCAACGTATGATAATTCCCGAACGGGAACCATGTGTTATAAACTATTTTCATTCCTTATTGATTTTTGAATGTGATTTCCTTGCTGACTCACAAATACGTTTCCATGACTCAACTTTCTTTTGAGCCAACCGCTCTCGCCTTGCCTTATGCTCAGCGGAACGGTCTACGAAGAAATAATCGTTATCATTCATCCTTGTTTCCTTTCTTCTTTGCTTCGCGACGTGCTTTCCGTCTTTCACGTCTCGCTGCGGCTTCTGCTTCCGCTTTGTTTACATTTACCTCACCCTCTTCTTTTTGTGCCTTGTGACGAGCAATAGACTCTCCTATCGCACCCTTTACACGCATATTCTTCTTCTGCTTGTAATGCTTGTTAAGATTATAGTCTATTTCGAACTCACCTTTTGGCTCTTCGGGTTCATCAGGCTCCGGAGCCAATACCATACCATTCTCCTTGAGGCTCATATCCTTGTCGTCAGGTGTAACAGGGTTGGCACGGTTGTCTTCCTGTGCCTTCGCTGCCTTCATTGACTTCAATCGTAGGAGCATATTTTTACGAGTTGTTTCGGCTGTGGTTTGCTTCTCAGGTTCCTTCTCATCAATGATTTCCGTGATAGGGGTGAACTCCTGAACGAACTCTTTAGAGGCTCGCTCTATCTGGTCCCAATCGTACTGCTTAATCAGTGCTGACGGCAACTGTACCTGTTCACCATCCATCAAGTTACCATTGAACCCGTTGAACTTCGAATACCATGAGGACGCCAACTGTGATATCAATACGGTTGGATTCAACCCTACCTTTGCAGCCGTCAAACCCACTACCAACGCATTGATAGACATTTGCTTCATGACCGTCATTACGTTGGTCTCAGCGTGAAGTGTGGCGTTGATATCAATACGACCATCAACGGTCATCTTGATTTCGTTCCCCTTAACTTCCTTGCGAGCCTGTTCAATGATACGGAGTATAAGGTTACAGTAATCGACGTTGCTTCCCCCTGCTGCTCTGTTCTTGATTTCAACCTCTACCAACATTTGATTAAGGACTTCAAGACGACCTGTTTCTGTTGCTATACGAAAGTCCTTATTCTGTAACACGTACTCGGCTCGACGTCTGGTAATCAAGTCTCGGTTCTCGACATAGAACTTCTTCAATTCTTCCTCAGGAACCTTAATCTTGTATTCCTTCGCCATAACCTTGCTGACATCGGTAACGGTATAGAACTTCCCAAAGAGTTCCATTATTGTACCCGTATAGTCGACAATATTACGAGGCTTCCGGGAACGGACTCCCATAGCCTTATTTAACTCCAACACGGCTCGTTGGTAGGCTCTGTCCAACTGTAAGTATTGAAGACGCTTGGCGTTGGCTGAACGAACAGCCGTAATGTCCCCACCGTGCGTCTTGACAACTGCCCCCACATTCACCGTCTGCTGGAAGTCTATATTGATTGTTTTCTCTTCCTCTGTACCCTCGTTTAGCACGAGGTCGAAATATCTTTTAGGAGACAGGTCTCGTTCCTCTTTAGCAAGTTCTGCAATTATATATAAATCCTGTACCTCATCACTTGAATCTGATATATAATCCGGGAAACGATTCCTAATTCTATTTATATCCTCTTCGGAAATTTCTTTTTTCTTTGGAGGAATCTTTTTCTTAGTTTCCATATTTATACTTCCAAATAAATCCTTTATATGGTAATCCATTATGGATATGTTTCCTCAAACACTTTTTAGAAATATTTATTTCTTCTTTAATAACTTCCATATTGGGAAATTCTTTTATAAAATCCCCTTCCAAAGAATATTGAATAATTTCAGGAATTCCTTTTGATGAAAGCATTTTCTTTTTAGATTCCTTCGACATTTTCTTACCATAAAACGGATTCTTCTCTCCAATTCTTGATAAAGAAATTTTCTTTTTAGTTTCTGAAGTATGCCTCCGAAATGAAGAAGATATAGAAAGTTTCTTTCTCGTTTCCTCTGAAGGCTTACGACCTAAACTATTTCGATTTCCTTTCAAAGCTAAAGAAAGTTTTCTTCGGTGTTCTTCTGAAAGTTTCTTTCCTTTGTGAATCAAAGATAATCTTTTTCGGGTTTCCTTCGAACGAATTGTTCCCAAAGCACCCTCTCCACCATACGTAGAATTATATCCATTTCGATAGGTGTCGAACTTCTGAATGAAGTGTATCTCGAGGAAATCGAGTTTCTTCTTCAATTTCTTCTTGTTATTAGCCTCGACCCACATGACCTCTTCGATTGTAAAGTTTTCAACTCCGTACTTTCGAATGGCTCGGTGGAACTTGTGGTCGGAACCTTGTTTTGAGGAAAGAATATGTTGCGCAAACCTTTCATTTACTGAACGAATCGTTTGTCCAAAGTACCACTTTTCATTCGGTAAACAGATGACACAATATATTCTTCCTCTAAACATTTACTCTTGATTGTTACTGAATGTTACTTCTTTTTCGACTTCGCTGTCTTAGCAGGAGTCTTCGGTTGTTCCTCTTCCTTAGGAGCCTCAACTTTCGGCTTCGCCACTTCTTTCTTCGGAGCGGTCATTACGACAACCCCTGTGAACTTGGTTTTCGTAGCGGAAACAGTTTCAGAAGACGGTGCTTCTTCATCGCCCACACCGTTACCAACCTCAATAGCAGCCTCAGGACTTTCAGCACGAACCAGAATGAAGAACGGTTCTTTCACCACTTTACCCTTGTCGTTCTCGCTGAGAAGTTCAATCTTAACTTTGTAGAACGGGTCTTCGTCAGCACAGCCGTCTGTCTTTTCAACACGCTGTATCTTTGACGGTTGAATCTTAGGAATAGAGAAGTCCTCTCCCTTGAATTGTTTGTTCATGAACTCCGTTACACGTGCTTCGGCTTCGGTGTAACTTTCAACCTGGAACAGCCACAGTTCCTTGACGGTCTTATACGCATTGCGCTCGGTGACGGTCAACCGTTTTGTTCTAACTTCGAAAAACATATTCGTCTCTTATTTAATGATTAATAATCGTCGTCCTCGTTCTTGTTTCGCGAGAACAGCGTGATGTCTTTAATATCAACGTACCACCACTCGGTTCGGGTTGCACATTTGAACCTGTCGGGGAATTCGGCTCGTTTCGGATACGTATCCAGTACGACGCACAAAGTGTTTTCTTTGAATTGATGACCGCTGTTATTATGGCGGATGCGTACAATTTCCCCTCTTCGGATTTGTTTCTGACTCATGGCATTTACTTTTTATTTGGTTCATCATTTGCGGACATAGCACAAGACGTATTCAGGAACTGAATAGCGACTGAAACAGAGTTTTCAAGGGACACTCTTGACACTTTCGCAGGGTCAATGATTCCTGCCTCAAACATATCTTCTATCTTCTCAGTAACAGGGTTGAAGCCTTTCCACCACATCGGGTCGTCGTTGTTTGTCAGGTCGACTTCAATACGGGTTGCGTTCACAGCAGCATTCTCACACAACTGATTGAACGGAGCCATCAACGCTTGAGCCACTACATTCCAACCGATGATGAAGTCAGGATGTTCTTCATGAAGTGAAGGCATATTGCGTAGGTGGTCTGACGCTCTCAACTGAACCGTACCGCCTCCGGGAACGTATCCCTCTTCCAACGCTGCCCGAGTTGCGGCAATAGCATCGTCAACACGGTCTTTTCTTTCCTTCATCTCTACCTCACTGTCCGCACCTACATAAACGACGGCTGCTCCCCCTGTAAGTTTCGAAATACGTTCACGATACTTCTCTTGGTCGTAAGAGTTCGTATTCTCCTCCATTAGATGTTTAATAGCCTCTACTCTGGTATTTATATCGGCTTCCGGACCAACGCCCCCTACGAGGATTTGGCGATTAAGAGAAAAGACTGTACGTTCACACTCGCCCAGCCAGTCTGTACCGAGTTGGTCAAGCGGACGTCCAAACTCATCGCCTACCACCTTTGCACCTACCTTAACAGCCAAGTCCTCTATCATGTCCTTCTGGATTTGACCATATCCGGGAGCCTTTACGAAACAGGCTTTCAACCCGTTCTGCTGCTGAATGTTTGTCACGAGGAACTTGATAACGTCATTAGACGCATTAGGAGCAACGATAAGAACGCTGCGTTTCGCTGAATAAACTGTCTGAATGATGGGAAGGATTTCCTGGGGATAGTTGATGTTCTGTCCGAAAATAAGAATGTACGGCTTATCAAGCACGCATTCCATACGCTCTGGGTCTGTAACGAAGTACGGGTTCACCAAGCCTTTCTCCCACTGAAAACCTGTGGTCACTTCAACTGTGGTTTCATTTCCCTTGCTGCTTTCCTCAACCGTAATCACTCCGTCGTTTCCTACCTTTCCGATAGCCTCAGAAATGATACAACCAACCTCCACATCACCGTTTGCGCTGATAGTGGCAATCTGATTTACACGGTCGAACTCAGTCTCACCGATTTCCTTCGCCATCGCTTTAATGAACGAAACGGCTTCTGAACGAGCAGCCTCCATTCCTTCTTTGAAACGCTGTGGATTCTTGACATTAGGAAGAACATTCATTCCCTCTTTAATGAGCGCACGGGTGAGGATTGTGGCTGTGGTCGTACCGTCACCAGCCTCGTCACAGGTCTTTGCCGCAACAGTCTTAACGAGCGTTGCTCCCATACGTTTCATCGGGTCGTCGGTATCGTACGCACGGGCAACTGTTACACCATCTTTAGTGATGTGAGGAATGCCAAACCCACGGTCAATAATAACGGAATGCCCCTTTGGTCCAAGTGTGGATGCAACGGCTTCCGCCAATTCTTCAATACCAGCAAATAAAGCTCTCTGAGCTTCCGTTTTAAACAAAATTTTTACATTCATAATTTTTGATATCTTAATTTATGTGAATTACTCATTTTTAAACGAACTTCCTGTGAAAACTTCTTTCCACGATTAATTCCAGGCTTCCCTCTCATTGCATCCCCACGCTTTTTACGCTGTTCGGGAGATTCAAGTTGAGCAGAAATTCTATGACTTTCAGACATTTTCCTTCGAGTTTCTTCTGAAAGTTTTCTTCCAAACATAGGGTTTCTTTCTCCAAGATTCATTTTTCTCAATTTTTCAATCACTTCAGAAGAATGTTTCTTTCCAAAACGATTACCCCTTTCTCCAAGTTGAGCAAAACGAATTTTTCTTTTAGTTTCCTCAGAAGTAACGTATCCTAATTTACTCTCCCCACCATCAGTGGAATTGTAACCGTTTCTTCGAGTATCAAACTTTTGAATAAAATGTTTTTCAAGAAAATCAAGTTTGGCTTTCAGTTTCTCTTTCGTAGGAGCAGAAACAGTCAGAACCTCTTCGACCAGGAAATTCTCCTCACCATACTTTCGTATGGCTCGGTGGAACTTGTGGTCGGAGCCTCGTTGAGCACTTCTAAAGTGTTCATTAAATCTACTTTGAATAGATTTAATAGTCTGCCCGAAGTACCATTTCCCAGTGAGTTCACAGGTTACAAGATAAATTCTTCCTATCATCTTTATTACACTTAATCGTTTTTATTTAAACGTCCGAAAATTAGAACAGATTTGATTTTCGGACGTATTTTCAAATTAATTTCCTGTGGGGTTTTTAGGTGACCATGTGCAGGCTCCTCCGGCACAGGCTGTCGCAATTTCACTGCCAGCCTGTTTAAGCGGTTCTTCCCATACGATGTTGTCGTAGGAAACAGGCTTCATTCGACAGATGGCTTGCCACTTGTGGTATGCGTTTACGTGCTTCAAACAGTACGATGTCTTCTGACGGTCGCCTTCCATATACTTGTCGGCAAACGAATTGAAGCGACGCACCCAATCCAACCGTCTTTCGACACGTCGTTTCAGGTAGTCAATGACACAGTTCACGTCTGAGAAACAGATACCGTCAATGTCAACAAGGAAACGTCCGTCCTTGATATTTTCAACAACGAAGTCGGCTATCTGTTTGTCGTTGATTGTAAGTAACTGTGGAGCCAACCCCATCGCTGCGTTACAGGCTTCCCAAACGTCTTTGAACACGTCATTCGCATCAACGATAAGACCGCTCGACAGAATTGCTCCTGCTCCGTAGCGTTCCGCCAACTCAACCTCGTCAAGAACTTCGGTGTACGGTGCTTGAGGATAGTCCAAATCACCGAATGATGATAACAGGCTGATACCACCAAACTGGTCACGATGTTCCCACAGGAACTCCCGTACTTCATCCCATTCATCTGGGCGAACTGTACAGGTATTTGACACGTTCATTCGAAGTTTCGGATTGTCAAGTGTAGAAGGATGAGTCAGGTTCGTACCGTACTCAATCCAGTTCTGTTTCGTTAAGAGAACATATTTCAGGAATTCAATTGCTGTCAGGTTCTGTTTCAGCAACGCTCCTTCGGGAAGTGTAACAGGGAAAGCGATAACCTTTTCACGGTCAGGAGCCCAAACGCTCGCTTCTACCATATCCGGATTGACACGTTCCCACTCTTGAACAGCCTGTTCAGTATCTGCAGCCTGAATGTGACGAATGTAGTGACGAGCGTGTCCGGCAGTTATTCCTGACAAGGTTCCGAGGAGTTGTGAACTGTTCCCAGACGGCTTCACAACTGTACACCGTGCAGCCTCGTTGATTCCTATCATTCGCGCAATCTTCTTATTGGTCTCTACAACGATTTGAGCACCACGCTTCTGTACTTCTGGGTCGAATAGGATAGCAGGGTTCTCACAAAGACCCGTAATGCCCACACCGATAAGAGCGTCCCGCTCGGCTATCAACTGTGACCACTTCTCAAGAACACGGAAATTCGTGTAACCAGCCTGCAACGTACAGATAGTGGAGGCTGCTTCACAGGCAGCATAGAAATCCTCAACTGTCTTTACCTTACCACCGTTGATTTCCGCAAGATTACAGAATCCCCAACCTGTATGATAATCACCGTTCTCGTCTTTGATTTGTGGAAACATACCTACTTCTCCACAAGGATTATAAACAAACCATGGAGAGTCAATGAATACAAATCCTGGCTCCCCATACAACTTAGTATTCTCATAAATACTGTCAAACACTTCCTTCGGTGTATCAGGTAGGATGGCTGCTGAATTGTTACTCCGGCATAGTTCCGGCATCGTTGCTATCCAGTTACCTGTTTTGCACGCAGCCATTTCAGCATCGTCAGCGTCAAAGATACTTATCATCGCTGAACGACGCACACCCCCTGTCACCACGCTGTTCGCACAGATACAGATAAGATAGTGAAGTTCAAACGGTCTCAATTTCCGTCCTTTAATACGGGTAATGATGTGGTGACACTTCTCTATCGCCTGACGTAACGGTTCGGGTCCAGGAGCCTTAAATCCCCCTCTGATGTACGCACCTTTCGGGCGGATTGCTGAATAGTCAAACTCGATGTCCGCACCACCATAATAGTAAGCGGTCATCATCTTACCAACAGCCTCTGCCCACCCCTCAATCGTATCAGGTATCACGAATTTCTCAGCCTGTTTTGAATTATCAAATCCTTTGGGCACAGGAAGTCTATCCGTGTGAATGTGCTGAACGCTGTAACCTGTCCCAGCACCACAGAGCAACAGATACATGATTTCCTCGAAAACCCGTACACGGTCAACGTAGGTAGAAGAACAGTTATAGAAGCGAGCATGCTTCTCCAACATCAATTCTCCACCATACTGTAACGCACGCTGGGCTCCCAATCCACGTTGCTCGGAATACAGACTGTATGCGTGAGCAAACATTTTACTGAACTCAGCCTCGTCTTCAGGCTTCACCATACCGGAATAGCGTTTCAAGTGCATATCCATTACTCTGTTCACGGCTTCCTGCCATGTTTCCTTTTTCCCATCATGGGTTTGGGAATACTTGCTCAAAAACACGTACTCCCCGACCACTGGTCGACTGTCCTTTTCAATCATGTTTCTCTTCAATTTTCTTGGTTCTCTTTTTACGAACTGTTTTGGGCTTCGGTGCGGGTTCTTCCTTTCGTTCCGCTATAACGCAGCACGGCATAGATGAACCCAGCGTCAAAGCGAGCACGTCAGGGGTTCCCAACGCTTTATCTTTCGCTCTGGCTTCCGAAACAATAGACGCAAATATACTACTTTCTACTTCAAGATACAAGGGTTGTGGTCGGTACGTGCTCTCATTCCCGGACTCCTGCTTCGCCATTTCAATGCGAACTCGTTCCGCTTGGAAATGAGTTTCAAGAATTTCTTTCGTAGGTAGGAACCCTGCGAAAGCCTTAATCTTCTTGCATGCTAACAGACAGATTTTTACTGACTGTTTTCCACCCTCGTACACCTGATGAGGAACCATCAGATACAGGTCGATTGGGGTCTGTTTCTTTACTTCTTCCATAATTTCAAATTATTTAACAATATATTAAACTTGATGATATCGTTTATATGCGGATTCGGACATTTTCTTTCGAGTTTCTTCACTCATCTTCCGACCTTTCCGCTGTTCACTCCATAATTTTCGAGTTTCTTCTGAAGGAACCCAGCCTTTTCTTCCTTCACTCATCTTCTTTCTAATTTTCTTAGAAAGTTTCTTTCCTTTACACCAAGGAGGAACCCCTGTACGCAATTTTCGAAGACGTTCACATTGTTCTTCAGTAATTGTCTGATTTTGACTCATTCTTTTTCTGGTATCAAATGAAGGCTTCAAAATCCCCTGCCCTCCGGAAGTCATATTATAACCGTTCCTCTTTGAATCAAGTTCCTTAATCCAAAATTTTTCACGTTCATTCAGTTTTTCTAATAATTCAGAATCAGTTTTTGCTTCAACCGTTTCAATTAAATCAACCCAAAACTTTTCAATTCCATATTTTCTCATTGCTCGATATAAAGCGTAATCGACTCCACGCTTTGCACATTCCTTATGTTTCTTAAAACGCTTCAAATATCCTTGAATCGTTATTCCAATATAAGGTTTATTATTTACCGAATTAAATATGACATAAATTTCACCTTTCATATCAGCAATAAATTAATCTTTTTCTTGCCCGAGTTATCGCAACAAATTTCAAGCATTTTTCTGCGTATAACGCCAACTCAGTAGTTGCATATTTAGATGGCAACAACTCTGGTTCTAAGAAATATATATTGTCACTCTCTAAACCTTTCGATTTATGAATGGTCGACAGCGTGATACCACGACTGGCGTTCTCTACAAATATATCGTAAATCCGGGAGCGAACGGTTTCCAAATCACCGAAATATTCGTACAGGCTCAACAAAACATTCACTTTCTCATTCAACTTGTCGTATGCCTCGCACTTGGTTGGACTCTTAACTCCCTTCTTCTGCAACTTACTTATCATGTTCTCAAGAACCTGTTCAAGTCCCCATATGTCCTCGACGCTGTCTATGAGCGATACAAGTTCATCACCGAATTCCTTCCCAAGAATTGTACACTTCTTCCCCTGCCGTAACAGGGTGATGAAAGCGTCAACCAACGGAGCGTTATTCCGGCACAGAATGAAATCCCCTTCCTGAGCGTCTTTAAACGTACCATCCCCAACGAACCCTTTAACCGCTCCAGGAGCAGCCACTATACCATCGGGGAACACTTTACAGGCTTCGGCAACTATATCCTGGGCACAACGATATGTCATTGACAGAGGCAGCGTCACTGTATTAGGAGCGTTCTTGATAGCCTGTAACGAGTCAAGATTACTCCCCATAAATGAATAGATTGATTGCTTTTCATCCCCTACTGCTATCAGGCGACCTCGTGGTGTCTTACACATCTTCACGACCTCAAACTGTAATGGGCTGATATCCTGACACTCGTCCAGCATAACGACATTGTACTGTTTGAAGTCATCCCGATGAACGTATTGAGTCACATAGTATAACATATCAGTGAAGTCCATAGGAAGTTTCCCCGACCCACCTTTTAGGAAGTAATTATCAGCAATCTTTTTATTGAGCATACGGAGTTCTATTGCTCTCTTAGCGAGATTTTCGTCAGCCTCCTCACCATACCTCTCACCCAGCGATATTATTGCCTCTACATCGTCTTGTATGAGGTTAAAGCGCATGAGGTCGTAGAGCCTACATATCTTCATTATCATTCCCGGAATACGCTTCGAGTGAACCCCTTTGAAGTTCATCTTCTCTTTTGCCAGATTGAAGTTCTTTGAATCCGACAGTGCAAAATTCAGGCTGAACGCTTTACACAGACTTGACAACGCACACGAATGTAGGGTGGAAGCCTTTACGGTTCTTGGGAGTCGCTGACCCAACTCCTCTGCGATTGACTTATTGAACGCCAAGAATATTGAACTCTTTATAGGAGGAGTTATCTCCGCTAACTTACAGAGAGTAAATGTCTTTCCACTCCCTGCCGTTGCACTGACAAAAATGTTCCTGTTCGTACTTTGGTATTCGTCAACTATCGCTTGTTTATACTCATCTAATTTCGCCATATACTAAATCTTTTCTACTTTATAATCGATGTCCAATTGCCCATTATAATACGGCTCAAACAGGTATGTTCCATTAACCCG